TTAGGTAAAGAGTTCTCAAAAGTCTCTGATAATCCTAAGAGATGTAAGAATTGTGAATTTACTGAATTAAACATAAAACAAGAGTGTTTTTTATGTTTAAAAAGAATAAAAAACGACTTGAAATATTATAAGATAAATGGTAATATGTGCCAAGAATGTAATAATAATATAAATTTAACAATTAAAGGTCGTAGATATAGAAATATAGTAATATAAATAAAATGGATCACTGTCCCTTTTGTTATGCAGATTTACCTCCAAACAATAAAGTTGGGGCTAAATTAAAAAAAATAAAAGAAAAGTTAGATAAATTAAAAACTAAGATGAAAAAACAAAATGAATAAAGAACAACTAGAAGCATTTAATAAAGAATTACGAGAATTATTAACTAAATATGATGTATCTCTCTCAATAGAGGATGTTCCTGCTACTAAAAGAATAGCAGTGGTAAGTAATAAAAAGGAAATAAGCGAAGTTGCAAGCACTTCAGATCAAAAATAGTTATCCACAGGTGTATATTGCTTTGCTAAACGGATTAGGATATAATATGAGTATGAATAATGAAGTCAGAAAGTATTTATCAACAATAGGGAAGAAAGGAGGTTCAAGTAAATCTCCTAAAAAGGTAAAATCTTCCTTAAATAACCTCATAAAAGCAAATGCAAAAAAAAGTAAAAGTAAAATATAATTGTAAGAGAGTAGAATATATATATTTACATCTTACTTGGTGGGGGAGACTAAAGTTAAAGATAAAGAGATTTTTAAAGAGAGTGTTATTTATAGGATTTATATTACTTACAGCTTGGGGATTATTAAAAATAGGAGGATATATAAATCCAACTACAATAATAACAAAAGCCGAAATAATAAAAGAAGTTCCTCGCAAAGCTCCTATACTTGAAAAAATAGCAAAATGTGAGAGTGGAGGAAGACATTATGCTTCTAATGGTCAAGTTCTAGTAAGAGCTAATGAAAGTAAAACACATAATTCCGTAGATATAGGTAAATATCAAATAAACTCTCTATATTGGGGTTCAAAAGCAACTGAATTAGGACTTAACTTATGGATAGAGGAAGATAATGAGAATATGGCTATATGGATTTATGAGAATAAAGGAACTGAACCTTGGAAAGCAAGTAAATTATGTTGGAATAAATAAAGAATATTGACAATCATTCTAAAAACTATTATATTATGAATAATGCCAGCAGGAAGACCAACAGAATATAATAGTGAAATAATAAAAAAAGCTAAGGATTACTTAAATAATTTACCTGAAGGAGAAGTAGTACATAGTATAGAAGGTTTAGGATTATATTTAGGAATAGATAGGAGCACAATATATGACTGGGAAAGTCAAGAAGAAAAAAAAGAATTTTCCTACATCGTAGAAAGTATAAGACAAAAACAAGCTCAAACTTTAATAAATAAAGGATTAGAAAATAAGTTTAATTCAAGTATTACTAAAGTAATGCTAACTAAACATGGATATAGAGAAGGAATAGAGAATACGGGTAAAGATGGTAAGGACTTAATTCCTCCTACTTTATCAGAAGAAGAAAAAGAAAAACTAAAGAAACTATTTGAAACAAGTAATAAGTAAAATGATAACAGGTAATAGAGAAGAAAGGAAATATCCAGCTAAATTTCATTTTGATTTTAATCAAGACTTACATGATCTAGTAGACGGAAAGATAAGAGAAGTAGCTTGGATAGGATTTAGGGAATGTGCAAAGACCTCTTACGCAAAGATATTCATAATATGGCTTATATGTTATGAAAAAAGAAAGTATATAAATGTAGATAGTTTTGATAAAGAAAATGCTGAAAGAATACTCTTTGATGTAGCTTTTGAAATGGTAAATAATGATAAATTAAAGGCAGATTTCGGGCAATTATTTTCAAAAGAAAGAGGAATAAACGATATAAAACAAAACAGAATAAACAATTTCGTTACAGAAAATGGTATAAGATTAGAAGCTCACTCTACTCAAGAATCAGTTAGAGGTAGAATACATCTAAATCAAAGACCTGACTGTTTAATTTTAGATGACATAGAGACTAATAAAACAAAGGATAGTGAAGCATACACTAAACAAGTAAAAGACCATATAACAGAAGCTATGGCAGGTATGTCTCCTGACGGATTTATCCTTTATTTAGGAAACTATATAACCGAGTATGGAAATATTGCTTGGTTAATGGATAGGGCTAAGACTGATAAGAATATACGGATAAGAAATATCCCAGTAATGATAGATGGTAAGCCAACATGGGAAGATAAATATGTCTTAACAGACGAAGAAGCTAAAGTAACAGGTAAAGTGTCTATTGAAGACAAACAAAGACAACTTGGCTCTTTAGTATTCTCTTATGAGATGATGAATAAACCAATAGATGAAATGTCGGCAGAGTTTAAACGAGAGTATGCTCAATCTGTTTTAGAAGAAGAAGTATTAAAGAAAGAAACTAATTGTTATATAACCATTGATAGTGCAGTAAGTGAGAAAGAAAGTGCCGATTATACAGGAATTACCATAAATAGAGTAGATATAAACAATAAATGGTATATAAAGACTTACAGATTAAAAATAAACACAAAGGATTTAATTGATCATTTATTCTACCTACATAAGGTTTATAACCCCCAATTTATAGGTTTAGAAGAAACTACCTTTACAATGGCAATTCAACCATTTATTGAGGAAGAAATGCGTAAAAGAGATACATTTTTCTCAATTACACCAATAAAACATAAAGGAATAAATAAAGAAACTAGAATAAGAGGGTTAATTCCTCGTTGGGAAAGTAAAAGTATATTCTTAGTAGGTAGTAATTTAGAGCTTTTAGATGAAATGAGGGTATTCCCCAATGGTCAACATGACGATGTGCTTGATAGTTTATCTATGCAACTACATAATGCTTATAAACCATACTACACACCTAGTTTTGAATACGAAGAGCAGGAAGATATAAACCCTGCAATTTGACAGAAATCTTAATAAGATTACAATTAACTTAATGAAATATAATATCTCACTAGAATACAACGGAGAGATTAAAAAAAAGAGAACTGAAAATGTCAGGGAAGGCATTTTATCTCTTGCACCAAAAGAAGCAGTATATACTGAAGCATTTTTTACTATTCAACGAGTAGGGAAAAAAGATAAAGTGGAAAGAATGTTAAATCTAAGACAAGCAAGACAATTATTTAATAACGAGAATTTCCTAGATGCCTTTTTAGGTAATCTACAATTAGAATATGGAACATTATAACGATGTATTTAGTTTTATAAAGACAGAAGAGAACGCTTGGAAAACCCAACGAGTACCTTTAACATCATCTAAAGATTGGAACATGTTTGAACATATAGAACGATGTACAAATGTATCAAATGGTTGGTTTAATCAAGGTAAAAATGATGGTAAAAGACCTTATGACGATATAGTTACCCCAATAGTTGATGTAGCTTTTAGAACAGAAGGTTTTGATGTAAAAGATATTGTACCTTATGTGGATAGCATTAAAGAAAATCATAAATCATTTCTTATTAAGAAATTTCATCCTCAATGGGCTAGAGAAAAGAGATTAGATGATTTTATAGATGAAGTAGTAGAAAGTTCTATTGTTTATGATTTAGTATTGGTTAAAAAGAACACACAGGAAAGGAAACCAGAAGTTGTACCATTATCAACCTTAGCTTTTTGCGACCAAACAGATGTATTAGCTTCTCCTTTATGTATTAAACATTACTACTCTATAGATAAAATGAAAGAGATGGAAGGAACTTGGGAAAATGTAGATTTGGCTATTGCTCTTGCACCAAAAAGTAAGAAAGTAAAACTAGCTAATGATCAAGAAGTAATCGTTTCAGGTAAAAGTATAGAAGTGTATGAATTAAGAGGAACACTTCCAAAAGAATGGATTACGAAAGAAATGGAAGATGTGGGTAAATTTACACCTCAAATGTGGGTTGTTTGTTTCTATGAAGATAAAGAAGGTAATAAAAATGGAATTATTTTATATAAAGGGAAAGATAAACCTCTAAAAAAGAATTTCAAAGCTCTAAAGATAGATAAGGTTCGTTCGGTCGGTAGAGCTTGTGGAAGAAGTGTTGTAGAAAGGTTATTTGAACCTCAAGTATGGAGAAACTACTCTGCTATTAAACTAAAGGATTTATTAGATTCAGCTTTTAATGTTCTTATAACAGATAGCCAAGAAATAAGAAATCAAAAATTAAAAGGAATAAAATCAAACACCATTCTTACACAAGAAAAAGGTGCAAATACTCAAAGACTTACATCAGATTTATCAAATATTCCAGCTTTTCAAAACTATGGTATTCAACAAGAGAACTCAGCAAGAACTTTAGGTAGTGCTAACGAAGCACAACTAGGAAAGAATCCAACAGCAGGAACACCGTTTGCCTTACAAGAGTTAGTTGTTCAACAAGGAGAAGGAATACATGAATATAGACAAGGTAAAATAGCTACATTCTTTTCAGATGAGTTATATCAAGACTGGATATTAGAGTGGCTTACAGAAGATATTAAAGACGGAAAGAAGTTTAGCGAGGAATTAACCCTAGATGAAATGATAGAGATGAGTGAAACTATCTCTAAGAATGAAGCAGAAAATAAAATTGAAGAAATAATACGAAAACAAGGGAAAGTTCCAACCAGGGAAGAAAAGGATATTTTAATTGAAACTCTAAAGCAAGAGTTCTTAAAATCTGGTAGGAGAAAGTTCTTTGAGTTAGTAAAGGGAGATATAAAAGATACTCCAATAAAAGTAAAGGTAAATATAGCAGGAAAACAAAGATATATGGCTCAAAATGCTGATAGACTTTCTAAGTTAATCAGTAATGTTTTGGCTAATCCTGAAGCATTTGCTATGATACCTGGATTGGGTAATCTATATAATCAATTACTCGAAGAATCAGGAATGAATGGAATTGACTTTACACCTGTTATGCAAAGTGGAAGTCAAATGAAAACAAAACAATTAGTTTCTCCAGTCGGGGAGAAAGAAGTATTACAAGAAAAACAATAAAGTGCAAGAATATTTAACAGAAAATGAAATAGCTAAAATAGAAATGTTCTGTAAAGATACAGTTCTATATGAGGCAGTAAAAAAGGTTCTATTACAAAGTATTTATACTCATGGAGTTATAGAAAAAGGAGTAAAACATGAACCAAAGAGAAAT